GGAACGCCTAAAGGCCACAACCACTTTAAAGAGCTTAGAGACAGGGCAGAAACCGAAGCCGATTGGGGTTTGCTTGAGTTCAAAGCCAGCCAAACCAACGTAATTGCAGAGAGTGAGCTTGCCGCCGCCAAGTCTGAGATGGGTGAGGACAAGTACCTTCAAGAGTTTGAGTGTTCGTTTAACGCTGCGGTAGAGGGTTCTTACTATGGCCAAATCCTGAACGACCTAGAGGCTAAGAATCACATCCAAGAGATTCCAAGGGATGACTTGTGCCGAACAATCACGGCTTGGGACTTGGGGATGGGCGACAGTACGGCCATCTGGGTGGCTCAGATTGCAGGCTCAGAGATTCGGTTGGTTGACTATTACGAGAATAACGGGGTTGGCTTGGATAAATATGTAGCCTGGCTGAAAGAGAATCATTGGGACACAGCCGAGCAAATCCTGCCGCATGACGTACAGGTAAGGGAGTTAGGGTCAGGCAAGAGCCGCCTCGAGGTCTTGCAAGAGGCAGGGCTAAACGTCAGGGTTGCGCCAAGGATGGGCATCGATGACGGTATTCAGGCTGTAAGACGGCTTTTGCCAAGATGCTGGTTCAACGTACCCAAGGTTAAGGTAGGCTTGGATTGCCTGCGAAACTACCGCCGCGACTATGACGACAAGCGCAAGGTGTTCTTTGACCGCCCGCTTCATGACTGGTCGAGCCATGCGTCTGATGCTTTCAGGTACTTGGCCATCGGCATGGATGAAGGCTCAAGCTGGACACGAACAATCAACCAAACACCGAAGTGGGTAATATGATAATAATGAAACAAGGCGACATTGCAGGTAGTCGCAAAATAGCCGCCTTAGAAGCTAGAATCGAGGCGCTTGAAAATATGGTAAAAGCGATACAATCGGAACAACGCCCAAAATTAGGCAGGCCACCAAAGGTTAAAGATGAGCCAAAAACTGAAAGCAATTCTGGATTCGGAGATTGATAACTCAATCGGATTCCTAGAAACAGAAACAACCCAACAACGCACAGACGCATTATCTTTTTACCTTCGTCAGCCATTGGGCAATGAGGTAGAAGGCAAGTCAGCTATCGTGACAGGCGAAGTGGCCGAGGCGGTTGATGGTTGTTTGCCCTCATTGGTTCGCATCTTTTCATCATCTGACGAAGTGGTGCGCTTTGACCCTCGCGGCCCTCAAGACGAAGCTGGCGCCAAACAAGCTACTGAATACTGCAACTGGGTGTTCATGCGGGACAACGCAGGCATCATCATCATGCACGATTGGTTCAAGGACGCGCTACTTCAGAAGGTTGGCGTTGTTAAAGCGTATTGGGAAGACAAAGAAGACGTTACAAAAGAAAAGTATCGTGATCTTTCCGATGATGAATTGGCCATGCTGCTGTCTGACGAAACAATGGAAGTCATTGAGAAGGACATTGTTGAGAACGAAATGGTTGACCCCGCAGGAAACCCCGTCTTAGACCAGATGGGCAAGCCTGTGATGTATTCATCCAACAGCGTGACCGTTCAAAAGAAAAAGAAGTCTGGCCATGTTGTCATTGAGAACGTGCCGCCAGAGGAGTTCTTGATCTCCAAGCGAGCCAAGAAAAGCCCTGCTGATTCGCCATTTGTAGCGCACCGCCGTCTTATTACCCGCAGCGACCTGATTGCAATGGGCTTTGATAAAGACATTGTGGAAGGCTTGCAGGCGTCTAACTCGCTGACTTACTCGCCTGAGTACCTTGCCCGTGTAGCGCCAGGTGAGAATCCTGATGACGGTATTTCTATTGATGAGTCAATGGAGACAATCGAGGTCTTTGAGTGCTATATAACCGCAGATATAGATGGAGACGGCATAGCAGAACTTCGCCAAGTGTTCTACGCATCCAATGAAATCCTGAGTGATGAGGAAACAGATTACATCCCGTTCCATTCGCTCTGCCCGATTCCAACCCCACATAAGTTTTTTGGCGAGTCTATGGCAGACCGCACAATGGACTTGCAGCTAATCAAGACCACAATCACCCGTCAGATTCTTGATAACCTATACCTGACAAACAACGCCCGAGTGACTGCGGTAGATGGTCAGGTGAACTTAGACGATCTGCTGACTGCTACGGCTGGCGGTGTGATTCGCATCAAGTCGCAAGGCGCTGTGCAACAGTTGGCCGTTCAGCCCGTGGCACAACAGGCTTTCCCGATGCTTCAGTATTTGGACAGCATCCAACAAAAGCGCACAGGCGTGACAGATGCAAGCCAAGGCTTAGACGCATCCATCCTGCAAAACGTAACGGCCACCGCTGTTGCTTCTATGCAACAAAGCGCAGCAGGCAAGATAGAGATGATTGCTCGCATCTTTGCCGAGACAGGCGTGAAGTCTTTGTTTAAAGGCATCTTGCACCTTCTCTGCAAGTACCAAGACAAAGCCCGAATCGTTCGTATGCGTGGCCAATACGTTTCTTTTGACCCCCGTGAGTGGTCGAATCAGTACGACACGGACATCAACGTGGGTCTGGGTGCTGGCAACCGTCAGGAACAGATGGCCATGCTGAGTGTGGTGCTTGCCAAACAAGAGCAAGTGTTGCAGACAATGGGGCCAACCAACCCGCTGGTGTCTTATGGTCAGTACCGAAACACATTGGGTCGTATGGTCGAAGCTGCTGGATTCAAGGACAGCGCAGAGTTCTATAAGGCAATCACGCCAGAGCAAGACCAAGCAATGAGTACGCCGCAACCGCAACAAGAGCCACCAATGCCGCCTGAGATTCAAGCGTACATGGCCAAGACGCAGGCAGACATTCAGGCACAACAGATGAAGGCACAGGCTGACATTCAGTTGGCGCAACAGAAGGCTGCTGCTGAGTTGCAATTGATGCGTGAAAAGAACGCTGCACAACTCCAGCTAGAGCGTGAGAAAGCCGCTGCACATCTTCAACTTAAAGAAGAAGAATTCATGGCCGAGGCACGAATGAAGGCAATGAAGGTAGGCGCAGGCATTACTTCTAACGTAGAAATACCAGGCTAAGGAGTTGATATGCCAAAGTTTGGAAGTTTTTTTAGAAACCCAGTTCAGGCGGTATCTGATTTAGGCTCAAGTATTGATGATGCTATTACGCAGCCTATTGTCAGCACAGTTAAAAATGTAGGCTCACAATTTGACGATTCTGTTTTAAGTGCAATCAAAAAAGCAGGCTCAAGCATTGAGGATGAGTTTGACGCTGCATTAACAGACCCCATACTTGGGCCAGTTATTAGCATAATTGCTAACGCTTATGGCGGCCCTGCTGCTGTTGCTGCACTTAAATACAAACAAACTGGCGAGTTAAGTGATGCGCTTGAATCTGGGGCTAAGGCTTTTATTCTTCAGTATGTAGCCGCTAACGTAATGGCTCCAGACCCCAACGCAGTTGGCGGTGTAACTGGCCCCGATAACATTGACGTTGGTGGCGGCTTTAACCCTGCCGATGGTTATATCCCCCCTGAAGGCGCTATTTCTAGCCCTGTTTACTCGCCTGAGTTGCCCGTTGGCGTAGAGCTGCCACCTTTGCCAGAGCCAACACTAGACGAAATCATTGCAGAGTTTGGAACTCCTGCCGCGACAAACCCTGCGTATGCTGCTGACAACATTGACGTTGGCGGTGGTTTTAACCCTGCCACGGGTACAGGTGATGCAGCTACGGCTGCTGCTGCGGCTGCAAACCCGCCTATTTATTATCCACCTGTAGAAATTGTCCCAGAGCTTTTGGGCGAAGCTGGTGGCAATACATTCCCAATAGAACTTGAGCCTATTGGTTCTGCTCCTATTCAGTTGGGTGACGCAATAACGGTTGATGACATCACAAGCACTATTACAGGCAACGCAGACCGCGCCGCTATGAACAGCAATGCAGGTTACGGCGACACAATGACAAGCGCACAGATCAGCGCATACGATAAAGCAATTGCTTCTGGCCTGAGTGTGTCTGACGCTTTGAACTATGCTCGACTTGGGTTGTTAGTAAACTCTGTGGTAGGCGACCCTTTGGGCTTGGCTGGTGAAACAAGTGGCGGTGGTTCTACTGCGCCAACAGGCTTTGAGCAAGTGCCAATCCCTTCTGAATGGAAATCTCCCACTTATGCCGCATCTGCTGCACCGATTGATCTAAATTCAATCTTTACAGACCAGAATCTTTTGGCTGGTACACAATGGCAAGGACTGCCACAACAGCAGAATGTTTCTTTTAACGATATATTCGCTTCAGGCCAACAACAAACCCCGATGGGTAACATGGTGGACATTAACCAGATCGTGAGCGCAATCCTTGGACAAAACACAGCAAGCCAAAAACCTGCTTAACGACCCGTTCTTTATGGGCGAGATCGAAGCCCTGAAGGAATTGGAGTTAAAGACGATTGTGAATTCTCAGCCACATCAAGTAGAAGAACGAGAATTTGCATATAATCGGCTTAACGCATTACAATCAGTTATAACGCACTTTGAATCAATTGCCGCCACAAGCGAGATTGTCAAAAAGCGATGGAAGATTCTGTAACGTAAGTTACCTGTGGCATCCAGTTGATGCTGACAATTTGGGTATTTAAATGAGCGAAAACACGACACCGCAAGGTAGTGGGACGCTGACGGTGGACACAGCCGCTTCAGCATTTTTGGGCATGATGGACGCAGCAGAAGCAGCCGAGAACGGCCAAGCTGAAACTGAGGAAACTGGTCAAGAATATGAGGCCGCAGATGAGCCAGAGTTGGTAGATTCTGAAGAAGCTGACGAACAGCCTAAACGCAAATACCGCATCAAAGCTGCGGGTGAGGAGCGTGAAGTAACTGAACAAGAGCTTATTGAGGGCTACCAATTAGGCGCAGATTACACCAAGAAAACCCAGAAGCTATCTGATGAGCGTAAGTCGGTGGAAGCCGAACGAGCGAAGATTCAGGAAGCTGCAAAATTAAGAGATCAGTATGCCCAACGCTTGCAGATGATGGAACAATTCCTGAGTCAGCAAAACAAGGGCGAAAATCTTGAGGCTCTAAAGGAATTAGACCCTATCGGCTATGCCGTGAAGGTCGCTGAAATGTCTCAACGTGAGAAGCAATTAGCAGTTTTGCAACAAGAACAGCAACGCATTGCCCAACAGCAACAAGCCGAGCAATCTGAGCGCCTGCAACACCATCTCGCCGAAGAAAGTCAGAAACTGTCGTCAGTTATTCCAGGTTACGCAAACCCGAAAGAGGGCGATTCCATCCGCAAGGATATTCGTGAATATGCTAAATCAATCGGTTGGAGTGACCAAGAGCTTGCAGGGTTGTACGATTCTCGCGCTGTTTTGTCTTTGTATCATGGTATGAAGTACGCGAAACTTCAGAGCAATAAGCCTTCAGTAAACAAGAAACTGGAAGCTGCGCCGAAGATGTTGAAAGCGGGTACATCAATGCCACGAAATTCAGAGGCAGAGCAGAATCAAAAACTTCGTGCGAAGTTGCAACAAACGGGCAAAATCCGTGACGCAGCTTTGCTATTTGAAAAATATATCTAAGGATTTATCATGGCAACCTATCAAACCTTCACGGCCATTGGCCAACGCGAAGACCTCTCGGACGTTATCTATTCGATCAGCCCAACTGACACCCCTGTGATGTCAACTTTGGCCCGTGGCAAAGCAACTGCTGTTTACCACGAGTGGCAGACTGACAGCTTGGCTGCTGCAACTACTGCAAACGCAGCGGTTGAAGGCGCTGACGCTTCTGATGCAACTATGTCTCCAACAGTTCGTTTGGGCAACTACACCCAGATCGTGCAAAAGACAATCAAAATCTCTGGCACTTTGGATTCAGTTGACAAAGCTGGTCGCAAGTCTGAAAAGGCTTACCAGTTGTCTAAGGCTTCTAGCGAACTGAAGCGCGATATTGAAACCATCTTGTGTGCAAACCAAGGTCGTTCCGCTGGTAACGCTTCTACTGCCCGTACTATGGGTGGTATTTTGTCTTGGCTCAAAACCAACACAAACAAGTCGTCTGGCACTACTGCTGGTGTTGACCCAACTACCATCGGCGAATCTACCCGTACTGATGGCACACAACGCGCTTTCACCGAGACAATTCTGAAGGACGTTATCCAGAAGGTTTACACCTCTGGCGGCAACCCTAAAGTGTTGTTGGTTGGCCCCTTCCAGAAGCAAGCTGTTTCGGCTTTCGCTGGTATCGCTGCACAGCGTTATATGGCTCCTGCAAACGAACCTACTACTATCATCGGCGCTGCGGACGTTTATTTAAGTGATTTCGGTTCAATTTCCACGGTTCCGTCACGCTTTATGCGCGCTCGCGATGCTTTGGTGATCGATCCTGAATACGCAGCAGTTGCCTACTTGCGCCCATTCGCCACAAACGAATTGGCTAAAGCTGGTGACGCAGAGAAGACACAAATTCTCGCTGAGTTGACATTGGAAATGCGTAACGAAGCAGCCCACGGTATTGCTGCTGACTTGACCACTTCTTAATCTAACTGGGGGGCTAATCACCCCCCTTTTTTATGCGACAAATATCATTTAAAGACGGCAAAGAATCTAACTTCCATGACGTAGATGGTGGTTATGTTATTGAGACTAAGCAAGACATTACGGGAATCATTGAGAGCAACAAAGCCCAATTCAACGCCATTGATGAGAGAGCAAAATGGGGGGAATGGACAAAGGTTGCAAGTCTTCCGAACGTAGTGGTTGATGAGCTGAACAAACAGGGCATCATGCGAGGTTATGCGGTTGTAGATGAGAAAAGGTTTCGAGCCTTCTTGAATAACCCTGATAATCGGTTCTTTAGAACTCGACCAGGACAAGTATGAAGGTTGCTATTTGCGTTCCATGCCGTGACACAGTAATGACGGGGTTTGCCTTTGACTTGGCCAAGCTCTGTGCTTATGAAGGTGTGACGAGATGTGCCAAAGGCGGCTCGCTGATGATCTACCAAGTGCCAGGCACTATGATCTTTAATCAGCGTGAACGTCTGGCAGAGGAAGCCTTGAAGGATGGTGCTGACGCTATCCTGTGGGTTGATTCTGATATGCGGTTTCCGAAGGATGCGTTAGAGATTCTGCTGTCCCGTGACTTGCCCATTGTGGGTGTGAACGCAACGACACGCAGATTCCCTGTCAAGCCAACAGCGTTAGACATTGACCCAGAGACAAACGAACTGGTCAAAGTAGACAGCAAGGGCAAGGCGGGTCTTGAGCAAGTGATGGGTGTTGGCTTTGGCATGATTCTGATTAAAAAAGAAGTGTTTGAAGCTACACAAAAGCCTTGGTTTTGGTTTGAGCAAACCGACAAAGGTGGGATAATTGGTGAAGATATTTATTTCTGTGCAAAAGCGTTTGACGCTGGTTTTCAGTCTGTGATTGATCATGAGCTTTCGATGCACATTAGACATATCGGCACTTACGAATATGGATGGGATGACGCATGAGCTTGGCTACTTATTCAGACCTAAAGACAACTGTGGCCAACTACTTGGCGCGTACAGACCTGACGACACAAATCCCTGATTTCATTCGTTTCGCTGAGTTGCGTCTGCGCCGTGAGTTGCGTATTCGCCAGATGCTCAAGTCTGTTACAACCACCACAACAGGCGGTGATTCGACTGTGGCTTTGCCGTCTGACTTCTTAGAGGCGCGTGACTTCTACGTTTCGACTAATCCAATTCAGCCGCTGACGTATTCAAGCCCTGCGGTTTTCAGCCGTAACAAACGCACGACACAAAGCGGTAAGCCATTGGATTACACAATCTTGGCTAGTGAGTTTAAGTTGGCTCCTGTGCCTGATTCAACCTACACGCTTGAGATGCTGTACTTTGCTGCGCCTGTTTTCATGGATGACACGGTATCAAGCAATGTCTTTATGGCCAATGCGCCTGATGCGTTGCTCTACGGGTCTTTGGTAGAAGCCGAGCCTTACTTGATGAATGATGCGCGAGTGAATACATGGGGTTCTTTGTATGACCGCGCTATCGCTACCCTGACTAAGTCTGATGAGGCTTCTCAGTATTCAGGTGTTCCACTTTCAATGTCTTACGCAACGAGGTAAATCATGGCTGAAATGTCCAACTTCTTAGAGAACGCACTTGTAAACGCAACCTTGCGAAACACAAGTTACACAAGCCCTTCGGTTGTGTATCTGGCTTTATACACAAGTGACCCAACAGATGCAGATTCTGGTACTGAGTGTTCGGGTACGTCTTACGCCCGTCAAGCAATTACTTTTGGCGCTCCTTCTAACGGCGTGACCACAAACTCTGCTGCGATTGAATTCCCTCAAGCTGGTGGCTCATGGGGAACGATTACCCACATCGGTATTCGTGATGCTTCTACCGCTGGGAATCTGTTGTATCACACGCCTTTGGATGCGTCTAAGACTATTGCAACAGGTGACGTTTTCCGCGTGGCCATTGGTTCATTGAGCGTTACATTGGCCTAACATGGCTGATCTACTCCCACCGTGGACGATAGACAGTCTAGATAACCTAAAAGGAAGTCTAGACAATTTAACCCTGTCTCTGGACAGCCCGTTATATACAACGTCAGTCACACTTTGGGACGCTTACGGCTCTGTCAACACGACAGCAACCGTATCAGCAGGCTCTAGCGTAGTTTTCAACGCATCTGCTGCGGTTAGCGTTACGGCCACAACATCTGCTGACGCTATTCGATACGCACAAGTAACAGCGGACATTACAACGGCTACAACGACCTCATGCGATGCGGTGAGGGTAGCACTAGGCAATGCAGATATTGCGGCTTCTGCGGCTGTTTCTGCGGCTGGTACACGGGTTGCCATTGCCTCTGGTTCTATTGATGCAACTGCGACTGTTTCTGCTAATGGTGGACTGTTATTGAGTGGCGCTGCTGATATAGCCACAAGTGCAACGGTAAGCGCAGATGTGGTCAGGGTGCGTAGTGCTGACGCTGCTGTCACAACTGCGACAACGGTAACGGCTTTGGGTGGTTTGGTTGCTGGCGCTGATGCAAGTATCTCTGTGGCAGCTCAAGTCACAGCCAATGCGGTTGCGGTGTTTGACTTTACAGGCTCGGCAAGTTGCGCTGCGATTGTTGTTTGCGATGGCCGTAGGAATGGCGATAATTGGGGTGACACGACAGGTTCAGACAATACTTGGACGGATGTTTCGGTGGGCGATAACATTTGGACAGCGGTAAGCGTAGGGTCAAACGATTGGCAAGACGTATCTATCGGTTCAAACGATTGGGTCGATAAATCAACAAATGAAAATATTTGGCTGAGACAGGGTTAAACATGGCAACGCAACGAATTCCTTTTGGCGAATGGATGCCAGACCAACCAGGCATTACTGGTTCATTGACGGACGCTAAGAATTGCGTTTCTCAGGCTTTTGGCTATGGCCCTTTCCCGCAAGCTGTGGCTTTCTCTGCCGCCGCTGCTGAGAATCTGACAAGCCTTTTTGCTGGTAAACAACCAGACGGAACAACCAAGCTGTTTGCCGCTGGCCGTACCAAGATTTACACCGTTTCAGGCGTTGGCGCTGTTACTCAGGTGAATACTGGCTACACAACAGCATCCACCGAGCGTTTTCGCTTCACCCAGTTTGGTGACGTTGTTATCGCTACTGACAACTCATCAAAGTTGCAGGCATGGACATTGGGGACTTCTACGGCATTTGCAGACTTGGCGGCTGCTGCGCCCGTGGCAAAGTACGTCACGGTTGTGCGCGACTTCGTGGTTACGGCTAACACCTTTGAGAGTTCAAAACAAGAACAATACCGAGTGCGCTGGTCAGGTATTAACGATGAAACGACATGGACACCTTCAGCCACTAACCAGGCTGACTTTCAAGACATTGCCGATGGCGGTCAGATCATGGGCATCCGAGGCGGTGAGTTTGGCTTGGTCTTGTTGGAGCGTGGCATCCAGCGAATGTCTTATATCGGCTCGCCTCTAATATTCCAATTCGATAACATTAGCCGTAATAAGGGCTGCATGGTTTCAGGCTCAGTCGCTCAATATCAAGGCCTGACGTTCTTTTTGTCTGACGATGGCTTCTATGCTTGTGATGGCCAGCAGTTAATTCCAATCGGCTCAGAGAAGGTAGATCGCTGGTTCTTAGATGACGTAAGCGAGAACGACTATTCGTCTATGTCTGCGGCTGTTGACCCTGTTCGCAAGCTGATTCTGTGGAACTACAAGAGTAAAGACGGCTCACGCAAGCTGATTATTTACAACTTCAACACAAAGAAGTGGACTTACGCTGACGCAGGCACAGACTTCATTTCTGACGCATCTACCGCATCTTCTACGCTAGAGGAGCTGGATAGCATTAGTTCATCCATTGACGCATTGGCTTCGCCTTTGGATTCAATTCTGTTTACTGGTGGCAAGTATTTCCTTGGCGGTACATTGGCCACAAAGGTTATCACCTACACAGGTACACCGATGACAGCTCGAATCCAAACTGGCGACATTGAGGCTGGTGGTCAGTCAGTGGTTACTTTGGCTAGACCACAAGTCGATCAAGGCTCTGCGACTGTGGCCGTGGCTTCGCGCCGCTTGCTAAGTGAAAATCTTACTTTTGGAACTGCCGTGGCAGCTGATAGTGATAACCGAGTGCCTTTGCGTGGTTCGGGTAAATATCATCGTATTGAGGTAAACCCTACTGGCGACAGATGGCGGTCAGCCGTGGCGGTGGATGTTGACATTAACCCTGCGGGAGTTCGCTGATGTATCGCGTATTACCTCCTATTGGTGGAGATCAACGCGCTATTGCCGAAGTTGTCAATGGCATCATGAATGGCAAGACCAATAATACTGGAGCAGTTACGTTGCGACAATCTGAAGTAACTACTGTGATAACGGACGAAAGAATTGGATATAACAGTGTGATTCTGTTTATGCCAACAACCTCAGAGGCAGCCGATGAAATGGCTCATGGTCATATGTATGTGTCGTCAAGAGGAAAAGGCACAGCAACCATTTCTCATGGAAATCACAATTCGGTAATGACATTTGCATATGTAATTGTCGGATAACGTATATAATCGGCTCCGTGGATGACCCGCTACGGAGTCCTTTAAAGAAAGGCGCTTATGGCAGTCGGAACAACCACATCCACACAAACCACACAGATTGACCCAACAATTCAACCTTACCTGAAATACGGTCTGGAAGAAGCGCAACGGCTTTATCAAGCTGGTGGCCCTCAATACTATCAAGGCCAAGGTTATGTCGGCCCGTCTGAAGCTACGCAGACAGGTATTCAGGCATTACAGGCTCGCGCTCAAGCAGGCAGCCCACTAACTAGCGCAGCGCAGAATCAGCTATATGGAACGATTCAGGGCGACTACCTTGGCGGCAATCCATTCTTTCAAGGCGCTTTCCAGCCTGCTGCACAAGCCGCCACAAGCGCCTTTAACACAGCCATTGGTAACGTAACGTCTGCTGCTTCTAAGGCTGGTCGTTACGGCTCTGGTGCAATGCAAAACCTACAAACCGCTGCGGCTGGTGAGTTGGCTCAGAAGTTAACTGGTACTGCTGGCCAACTGGCATATCAGAATTACGCAGATGAACGCGCACGCCAACAGCAAGCTACATTTGGCGCGCCATCATTGGCTGAAGCTGATTACGCTGACATTAACAAACAACTCGCCGCTGGTCAGTTGCGTGAAGGCTATCAGAATCAAGCCTTGCAAGCTGATATGCAGCGCTACAACTACGAGCAAAATTTGCCTCAACAGCAGTTGACTAACTATCTGAATCAAGCCTACGGCTTCCCCGCTGGCCGAACTTCTACATCACAAACGCCTTACTTTACAAACCCAACAGCCACGGCCTTGGGTACTGGTTTGCTTGGTGTTCAGTTGTTGGGCGGCTTAGACAAGATGGGAACTGGCGGCTCTGGTGGCATTGGTCAAGGAATTGATTGGCTAGGCAGACAATTTGGATATGGTGGTTAATATGGCACTACTAGATTCTCTCTTTGGCGAAACGCCTTCTTACTATGGCGGTCTTCTTGGTGAAAATGAGCTAAAGCGTCTGCAAGGTCAGGCTTCTAATCAAAGTCAAATGACATTGGCTAACGCATTGCTTCGTGCTGGCGCTCCAAGCCGTACACCTGGCGGTGGCGCTTTGGCCATCTCTGAAGGCTTGCAGATGGGTCAACAGGCTTATAAACAAGCGTTGGCTCAAGGCCTTCAGGAAAAGATGCAGGGCTTGCAAGTGCAGGACATGATTCGCAAGCGTAACGAATCCGAGCAAATGCGTAAGTTATTCCCGCAAATCTTTAAGATGGAAAGCACGCCAGATCAACAGATTGAAGTGTCACCCGAGAAGTTGATGATGTACGGTCAACCAACTCAAGGCGTTGTCCGTGATGACGAGGGCAACATGATGCCTGGCGGTTCAATCGTTCCAGCGCAGATGCAAACCATTCCTGGCGCTCGCACAATGTCAGTTGACACTAACAAGTTGCAAGCATTGGCTGCAATGTCTTCAGACCCATTGGCTACTTATGCAAGTTTGGCTAAGTTAGTTCCTGACTTGCGTAAGGCTGGTTTTATTGGGGCTGGCGCTCAAGGCGAAAACCCATTTAACATTTTTGTTAACGACCCAAGCATCCCAGTTAACTTCAGAAATGCTGCGGCTCAGTACCAAAAGAGCTATGCAAGCGGTCAGCTAGACCCTGAAAAAGCTGATGAGCGTGTGCGTCAATTGGCTCAAAGTATTCAATCTGCACAAGATAGAGCCGCTACTGAAGCAAGAATGAATCAGCAATTTGAGCAATCACAAGCTGCTTTGGCTGAAAGTCGCCGCCAAACTGGGGTTCTTGCACAGCAAGGGCTTGATTTGCGTAAAGCTGCTGAAGCTAACAAGCCAGAAACATTCTCTTACTCGCAGAAGAAAGATTTTGACACTATTGCCGCATCGCGTGATGAGGCCAAAAAAGCCGAATCTAATGCATCTTTGGCAGTTCGTGCTGCACCTTTGTTGTCTCAAGCCTATGGTGGAGTTTTTGAAGCTGGTATTAAAGGCGTGGCTGGTGCAGTTGGTATTGGTTCAGAAGCGAAAGATGCAAATGATCGCTTGGCTACCATTTCACAAACGCTTGCTGTTCAGGCTCCTAAGTTCGGTGGCCCAACTTCTGACGCAGACGCAAAGCGTTACGACAAGGCTGTTGGTGACTTGGCAAATCCAAAGGTTTCAATTGTTGCAAAACAACAAGCCTTGAAAGATATTGATTACCTTGGCAAGAAAGCTCGCGCATACGCAGACCAATCAGAAAACTTCTTTTACCAAAACAACAAGTCGTTGCGTGGTTTCCAGTTTACGCCGCCGCCAGACCCGCTTGCTGCACAAAACGCACCTTACTAAAGGACGGACATGGAAAAACCCACAAAAGTCCAAATTGATTATTTAAAACAGCATCCTGAGACTGCTGATCGGTTTGATGCTCGCTTTGGTCAAGGCATGGCCGCAAAGATTCTGCCTCGCGGAACGCTAGATCAATACGCAGGCGCAGTAACTCGCGGTTTGGCTGGCCCTATGCTTGGTGCTGCTATGGGCGCACCGCTTGGCCCTGTGGGGATGTTGGCTGGTTCTTTAGCTGTGCCTGCTGGTGACGCATTGACTGCATTGATAAACGCAATTTCGTCTGGTGCTGGTAGTGAAAGACGATTGACTTCGCCATCACAAGGAATCCAACAGCTTTTAACTCGCGCTGGTGTTGCACAACCTGAGACTGCTGGTCAGCGTATGGTTGAAGCTGGTGCTGGTGCAATCGGTGGAACTGCGGCTCAGTTGCCTGGCTTGATGCGTATGGCTTCAACTGGCGTAACCCAGATGGGTCGAAACATTGCAGGGCAGATGGCAGAGCGACCAGTTGCACAATTGGCCACGGCAATTCCTGCTGGTGCTGTTGCACAACGCACCGCAGAGGCTGTGCAGCCTTACCTTGGTGATACTGGTGCAATGTTGGCTGGCATGGCTGGTGGGGTTGCTACTGGCGGTGCTTCTATGGCTTCTGGTGATCGCATCCAGCGAGCAATGAGCAACGCAGAGCAACGTGCTGCCAATATTGCTACAAAGGCTCAAGGATTAGGTTTTGAAGGTGAAACAGCGCTAACACCTGGCCAAGCTGGTACAAGCAAGACAGCGCAAATCTTTGAAGCTGCTGCCTCTACATTGCCAGGCTCTGCGGGTCAATTCACACGCCGATATTCTGCACAAGCTGACTTGGCTGAAGGCATCTTTGGCAAGATTGCTGATATGTTTGGTGGCTTGCCTCAAGACCCGTCTGTTGCTTATTCGGGTGGTGCTTCTGCTGTTCGTACTGCTGCACAGCGTAATGTAAATAAGATTGGTTCTGGCATTAGAGAGATTGCGGCTCAGTCTGACATTAACTTGGCAGATGCTCCAAAGTTCCAAGATGGGATTATGAACGCCCGTAAGTTGGTGCAATCTTTGCCGCCAGCTATGCGTAAAGAGCCATTGTTTGAAAGTTTCGAGCAGTTTTACTTTGGTGCAAAGAACGAAGCACTTGATGCAAAAGTTGCAGCGGCTATGGATGAAACTGGCATGAAGCCAACAAATCCTAACTTCAAAGCGTTTGCTGACAAAGTTCGCCAACAACTGATTGATGCTGGCGAGCCTGAGTTCTCATTCCAAGGTTATGCACAAAAAGGCACATTGCCAGGCGCTGACTACCAAGATCAACGCCAATTGTTTGGTGACTTGGCCTATCAAAAGCGCGGTACAAAAGTGGGTGACGCATTTAGGTCTTTGCGTGATGCGCTTGATTCAGCCCGTGACGATTCATTTAAGGCTCAAGGTCTTGAAGATCAACTGACTAAGCTAAAAGAACTTCGGGCATCTTATGGCTCTGCTAAAGAACTAAGTGATCGCTTTGCTAGTGCTGCGGACAAAACGGTTCTTAACACGATCACATCAAACAAAGACAGTCTTTCTAAAGAATTGCTGCCTCTGTTGAATCCACAAGAAAAGCAATTGCTTGCACAAGGCGTTTTGTCCGACATTTACACAAGCTCTTTGAATCCTGCTGGCGACTTGGACATTACCAAACTTGGTAAGACAGTCATCAAGGCAAACAAGGTTGCGCCAGTAACCTTTGATCAAATCTTTGGTACGCCTGCTGCTAACCAATTGGTTGACTTGGCTGACGTTGCACAGACTTCTTTAAAGTCTAAAATTTCAACTTCTGGAACTGCTGAACGCTCTGCAATGATAAATATGTTGACTTCTGGCCCTGCTAAAGTGGCTGGTATTGTTGGCGGCTCTGCTGCTGTAGGCTTACCATTGGCGGCGGCGGCGGCGGGTCTTGCTGGCCCTGCAATCGCATCTAAAGCATATCTGTCGCCAAGAGTGCAAAACTTCTATGAAGGATTGAACATCACAGACCCATTGATGAACTATCTTTCAAGTCCTGTTGACCCAATGTTGCGTTATGCGGCATCGCCAAACCTGTTAAACATTGTTCCAGAGCCAGAGCCATATCGCATTGATATTAACGGCGTTGGTCAGCTTCGATAACTAAAGGAAAATCATGCCAAAAGTAAAAATCAGCGAATACAGCAGTACCGCTAACTCAAACACAGACGTAGCGTCAATCAACATTGATGAAGGCTGCGCTCCTAGCGGTATCAATAACGCCATTCGTGCTGTTATGGGTCACTTAAAGGACTTTCAGACAGGTGCTGTTGGTGATTCGTTTAATGGCCCTGTTGGGGCTACAACTGCCTCAACAGGTGCGTTTACTACGCTGACTACTTCGGGAGCAGTAATTCACAACGGCGGCACAGCAAACGGAGTGGCCTACCTAAACGGTTCTAAAGTTGTAACTTCTGGTAGTGCGCTGGTGTTTGATGGTACTAACCTTGTTGTTGGAAATGCATCAGCACTAAGTTCGTCTTCTGGTCGTGTTGACTTGACGTTGAACGGTGCATCTTCTGGCGGCATTCTTTCGTTTGGCACTGGCGGTGTTCGTAAAGGATATATCTACCAAGACAGCACTGATTTCACTATTGCTAACGAAGTTGCTGGAGCTATGCGTTTCATCAACAACGGTTCAGAACGTATGCGCCTCGACAGCTCAGGCAACCTAGGCTTGGGTGTTACTCCTAGTGCTTGGGGAAGCACATATCGGATGCAGCAAATTGGCAATGGAGCCTCTGTTGGTGGTCGTACAGCCGCTATTACACAAGCCTACTTGTCTGCAAACTGGTATCAAGATGGTTCAGGCAACAAATACATTGGCACTGGCGCTGCTACTCAATATCAGCAAGACTCAGGAACTCACTACTGGTTCAACGCCCCATCAGGCACAGCAGGTAGCGCCCTTACTTTCACCCAAGCAATGACGCTTACGGCGGCTGGAGATTTGGGTATTGGTACTACTTCTCCTAGTAACTTTTCTGGGTATGGGACAATAACTGTAAATGGAAGCTCTGGCGGCATTTATGACGTAATGGCTGCTGGAACTAGGCAAGCAAGTTTCTTTTTTGACACTGGCGGTGCTGTGCTTCAAACGAATAATTCTTACCCTATTCTTTTTAAAACAGCAGGAACAGAAAAAGCCCGTATCGACAGCTCAGGCAACCTAGGCTTGGGTGTTACTCCTAGTGCTTGGGGCTCAGGTTCTTCTGTTCTTCAAAATCCAGGAGGGTCGTTGTGGAATTTTGGAACTGGCTCTTTAAATGTCAGTTGCAACAACTATTTTGACGGATCAAATTACAGGTATCGAGTAAACGGAAATGCAAGTTATTACAACCAATCTTCAGGAATTCACGCTTGGTACAACGCAGCATCAGGCACAGCAGGTAACGCCATCACCTTCACCCAAGCAATGACGCTTGATGCGAGTGGGAATTTGGGTGTTGGTACTACTGCACCGCAAGCAAGGCTTAATGTCCGAACTTCTGATACATACGGATTAATCGTAAACACAAATAACGTTAATTCAGGAACTACAAGGCTTTCTCTTGGAGGATACCTAGATGCCGCTGGTGGCACGGGCGGCACTGCTGCAATAGGTGCTATACACAATCACAGTGCAACTGCGCAGTCTTCACTGACGTTTTACACGCACGACGGCACAACCCTAAATGAACGTGCCCGTATTGACTCCAGCGGTAACTTGCTGGTGGGGGTGACATCATCAAGCAGAAAACTGTCAGTTGAGGGGTCAAATGCTGGAACAGCGTTTTTGCATAATCTTCGTAATACAAGTGGTGATAACGCTTTAATCATGCAGCTTGGTGGAGCTAATACAAATAACACATCGAGTAATTACATATTTTGTGATACTGATAGCGTTGGCGTACGAATGGTTGTTTATGGAAACGGAAACATTCAAAACGTCAACAACAGTTATGGCGCTTACTCTGACATAAAAATAAAAGAGAACATTACAGATGCAACGCCAAAACTTGCTGACTTAATGCAAGTGCAGATTCGCAATTACAACCTAATTGGAGAACAAACAAGGCAAATTGGTGTTATTGCCCAAGAGCTGGAGCAGGTGTTCCCAAGCATGATTGAAGAATCTCCAGACAGAGACAGAGAAGGTAACGACCTTGGCACAACAACCAAGTCTGTTAAATACAGCGTATTTGTTCCAATGCTCATCAAGGCTTTGCAAGAACAACAAGCCATGATTGCTTCGCAATCTGAACTCATCACATCCCTCACCGCTCGTCTTGACGCAGCTAATCTTTAACATTCGTAAACTCATTTAACTAAGGAAAAACCATGACCACTTGGACAATCAACCAACTCGACCGCAACACTTCTGACGGTTTCGTCACTACTGTGCATTACAACGTGACCAAAGTAGATGGCGACTTCTCAGCGTCCACCTACGGCACAGTAGGCTTTGAAGACGGTACACCTGCAACACCTTTTGCATCTTTGACTGAAGCACAAGTAATTGCATGGGTAAAAGACAAGCTAGGCGAAGCAACTGTAGAGGCTGCATTGGCTGCACAGATTGAAGCTCAGAAGAACCCTGTTAAGGCTTCTGGTCTGCCTTGGGGTCAAGCATGAATCTGAATCTCGAAACCGCAGAAGTGAACTTCATTCTTCAGGTCTTAGGCCAGTTGCCAACAAGCTCGAACGTCTACCCTTTGCTAAAGAAGATTGAGGGTCAGGCTATCGAACAATCCCCGAAAGCGGAAGATGACAACAATTGACGCAACGGATGCCCGCCTTTCTACCCATGAGGAAGTCTGTGCTTTGCGTTATGAGATTATTAACGCCAGGCTAAAGCGCATGGAAACGATCATGATTACTTGCGCTGGCGCGATGATTGTGAGCATGGCTGGCGCTGTCTTCATGTTGATGAGCCACACAAAGTAATGTGGATCCAATCAGCCTCCTTCTTATGGCTCAGAGTGCAGTCGGTGCTATCCGCGCTGGCTGTCAAATGCTATCTGAAGGCAAGGCGTTTATCGAGGACGCTAAGTCTGAGGTGGAAGGCATTGTCGGTCAAGTCAAAGAGACTTACGAAACAGTTACAGGTCTTTGGGCTTGGATTACTGGACTTTTTGGCGGTGCTAAACAAACTGAGGACGCATCACCAACAGCACCAGTTGCAGCAGCCGAAACTCCAAAGCCTGTTGCAAAGAAAACAAAGGAACTGCCAGAGCCAGAGTTAAGTTATGAGGAGTTTCAAGCCAGAGCTGTCCATGAGATATGCGAAAACTTGAAGGTTTACTTTGAAGCGATAAGACATTTAAAAGCGCATTGTCGGGAACTCGAGGAAGAAGCTCTTACGACTGAGAGGGTTGCCGATAGTGCGATTGACAGGATTGAGATGCAATGGCAAATGAAGGAGCTGAACAAGCAACTTAAACAGGCCATGATCTATGGGACACCAGAGGAGCTTGGTCTTGGTGCAATGTATAAAGAATTCCTGTTGAAGTATGACGAGATTTTGGAAGAACAAGAGGTTGCGCGTGAGTTGAAACGTAAGAAAGAACGAGACACAGCATGGCAACACGAACACCGTCAAGAAATCCTAATGTCCAAGCTGATCTATATGGTGGTAGTGGCAATAGTAACTCTGGAGCTGATTGGGCTGTTTTTAGTACTATGAAAGAATTTTACTTTTGGGTAGCAATCGTCACACTCATGATTTTTATCATGATGATTTTGTCGTTTGCTGTTGCCTACCAAAGTAAACAGCTAAACAAGGCAGAAGTACTGTTAATGCGTATTGAAGAAAAAGAACGCAAAGTAAAACTCATTGAGAGGAAAGAAGATGAATGACTTATTCGGATTGCTCAAAGGTATCGCGCCAACATTGGCGACAGCGGTTGCTGGGCCATTGGGCGGTGCTGCCGTTAGTGCTCTGGCTGCTAAGTTTGGCGTTTCTGATTCTGTTGAGGCTGTGGCTAAAGCTATATCGGGCGACCCTGCTGCTGCACAAAAACTACAAGAGATGGAGTTGGAGTTTGCCAAGCTAGACATGGCCAACACCGCTGATGCTAGAAACATGAACAGCAAGATTCAAGAATCTGCCAATGCTGCATGGATTGCTAAAAACGCGGCTTACATCCTTGATTTTGCAATTGTGAGTGCAACCATCATCATGACTTGGATTGTGTTCTTTAAGGGCGTTCCTGTTGAGAATAAAGAGATTGCTTACATGGCCATCGGCTCGCTGATAACTATGTGCGGTACTGTTCTTAACTTTCACCGTGGCTCCTCCGCTGGGAGCAAGTCTAAAACTGAGGAAATGATGAAGGGTATTAAATGAGTGACTTTCAGAAAGAAATTGTGTCTATCGCACGAATGATGGCAATGACCTTGTGTTTCGTTATCTTGTGCATGACGATGAGCCTGCTTGGTGGTCTGTTTATGCCTAACAGCGTGATTGACAACAAAGACATTTTCCCAATCATTGCCCCTGCTTTCTCCACCATCATTGGTGGCTTTATCGGCTGGTTGGCTGCAATCAAATTGAACAACGCTACTGAGGACAAAGATGACACAGTTAACAGCTAATTTCACACTCCATGAACTCACCAAGAGCGAGACTGCATTACGTCTTGGTATGGAGAACGAGCCTGGCCCTAAAGAGATTGCAAACCTGACTACATTAGCAGGAGAAATTCTGCAAAAGGTGCGTGACCACTACGGCAAGGGCGTGAAGGTTAACTCAGGCTTTCGTCATCCAGACGTAAACGCTAAGGTCAGGGGGTCTAAGACCTCAGATCATTGCCAAGGCCAAGCGGCTGATATTGAGATACCTGGCGTTCCAAACCATGAGCTTGCTGAATACATTGCCAAGAACTACAAATTTACACAAGTGATTCTGGAGTTTTACACGCAGGGTATTCCTGACAGCGGTTGGGTTCACGTTTCGTATGACCCTGCAAACCTAAAATGCCAAACCTTGACGGCGGTCAAACAAGACGGTAAGACTGTTTATTTGCCTGGCCTTCAAGCCTGACATAAATAGTTAATACTGGTAACGTCTAATTCGCTTATGAAAATCAAGCGCGTAGACATTCGCCATTTGCGAATACAGAATGAACTGGCTTTGCTTCAGCAGAAGTGTTTGCCAGGTGATTCCCCATTTGACACAACGCAAGGTTACTGGTGGATAGTTTATGACGCACTTAATTTGCCGTGTGCTTTTGCTGGTCTTGTACCCAGTATTCGCTGGCTTGATACTGGCTATTTGTGTCGTGCAGGCGTTCTATCTTGTCATCGTGGATACGGCATACAGAAAAGACTTATACGAGCGCGGATTCGCCAAGCCAAAGCATTAGGCTGGAAGTGGCTGATTACTGATACATATCTAAACCCTGCATCCTCAAATAGTTTGATCGCTTGCGGTTTTAAATTGTTTGAGCCGAGTAAACCTTGGGGTGCTACTGGCACTTTATTTTGGCGACTTAAACTGAAGGATTGATATGGCTGCTCCACTATGTAGCGAGAATGAATTTTTAGAACTGTGGAAAACACACGCATCATCTAAAAAACTTGCAGAAATCCTTGGGACTTCTGAAAGAAAAATCAACGCCAGACGTAGACGCTTAGAGGAGCGTTTAAGAATAAATCTAGACACCCATCCAAGCGCTCGCAAGTACAACAGCGTAAACGCTAATCAAGCAAGTAGAAACGCAGCGCGTACATACCTCGGAGTGGAGAATGGAACTGTCATTATTTTCTCTGATGCACATTTTTGGCCAGGTATTCACACTACTGCTTATCGTGGTCTGTTATGGGCTATTAAGGAACTGCAACCAAAGGCAGTTATTGCTAACGGGGATGTTTTTGACGGTGCTTCCATTAGCCGTCATCCTCGGATTGGGTGGGATTCAAGTCCTTCTGTCATTCAAGAACTAAAGGCGTGTGAACTGGCATTGGGTGAAATAGAAGAAGCCGCCAAAGCCGCCCGCCACAATGTTCATTTGGTTTGGACATTAGGAAACCATGACGCTAGGTTTGAGAACCGCCTAGCAGCCAACGCGCCTCAATACGAACAGGTTAAAGGGTTTTCCCTTAAAGACCATTTCCCTGCATGGAAACCTTGTTGGTCATGTTGGGTGACTGAAGATGTGGTCGTTAAACACCGCTGGAAGGGTGGGGTTCATGCTACCCACAACAACGCAGTTAACAGCGGCAAAACAATGGTTACAGGCCATCTACACAGCCTTAAAGTAACGCCTTACGCTGACTACAACGGCAATCGGTTTGGTGTTGATACGGGTACACTTGCCGAGACAAATGGCCCACAATTTATGGACTACTTAGAAGATGCGCCTGTTAACTGGCGTTCTGGTTTCGCCGTTCTGTCATTTAAAGATGGGAAACTACTTTGGCCTGAGTTAGTTCACAAGTGGGCTGAAGGGCAGATCGAGTTTCGTGGGCAAATCATCAATGTTTAAAGGACTAATCATGTATAAGATTGAAATCGACATTTCGGCTTGGGGTGGTGACGAGAAGGTAACTATTGAGACTTCAGACTTTGACAAGATTGAGTTAATCCGCGAGTTTATTGAGTTCCAACAAGAAAATGGTTGGGCTGCTGACTACGAACAAATTGTGGAAGAAGAAGAAATCGAAGAAGATGAAGACGAAGCTGTGACCGTCTCCACCTACGTTGTTACAAAGATCGAAGATTAAACTTCTCAAAGTTCTTTGCCGCATTTGGGTTGCCTCGGCCACGTTTGGGCTGGAGCAACTCATTATGCGTTTCAGCAAAATAATCTATGTTTTCGCTGCCCCAAGAAAATTGTTTAGGGATTGCAATCTGTTTTTTTGGAACAACACGCTTTTCTTTAGGGTCAGGCCAAGCTACGCCAGGCACTAAAACTGTTTTAATCATCTAGCATCCAATCAATAAA